AGCGCATCACGGCGTGAAGTTCAAGATCGACTTCCTCCCCGATCCGTGGATCAGCGGATGCGGCAGCGGCAACACAGCGGCGCCCGGCAATCCTTCAGGCGGCAACGGGTTGAACCGCGCCTTCTTCAACAAGAACTCGAAGAAGTCCGTGTATCTGAAGATCCCACAGCCGTTCACCCAGGCCATGACCGTCCCGACAACCCGCTCCGGCGGCGCATACGAGACGCTCTTTGCAGGTTGCATTTCCCAGGTCATATACAAGCGGACCACCACGGCGTACTATCTTGACGGCATCTAGGTCGAGGGCACGCGGCTTCACTGGAACCCGGTTCGCGCTGGGCTCCAGAATTTTCACCACCAGGTTGCACAGCGGGCCGGCGACGCGGGACGAGGAGGTGTACTCCTTGCCACCGCCGCGCCCCGTTCGGGACTTTACGGTCCGCTGTGCAGCACTTTCCTAAACACGGCTCAAGGAGGCCACGCATGCCAGTAGTTCCAATGATGTCATTGCATTTCAAGAGAGCGAAATCTTTTACCGCTACAGTCGACGGCGGCACGCGCAAGTTTCTTGCACAGCCGGGCTTCGTCGCGCAGCAAGTACCGTTCTGGGTAGCTGACACACCCACGTTCCAGCAGGGTATCAAGGACGGTTCCATTGTCAACCTGACGCCGCCTGCATTGATGCCGGGATACGAGGCGCCGAAGAAGTCCAAGAAGGCAGAGCCTGAAACCGAGGTTACCGCCGAAGAAGTGCCAGAGCCCGAGCCAGAGCCCAAGCCAGAGCAAGTAGCACCCAAGGTGCCATTTGGCGGTCAGCCGCTGACGCCTGCCCAGCCACCGGCCACCGCACGCATTGGCCAGGTGCGCGCCACAAGCGCACGGAAGGGCTAAAAGCAGTGGCCCGTCGTTAGACGCGGCGGGCCACTCACTTCTGAAAGGAGCACCTCATGGGCAGCTGCGGCAATGTTCCAAATTTCACGGCGTGGCTAAGTAATGCTTGGGGTGCGGGGCAGGAGTATTCTTCAGTTTGCGCGGCATTTTACGGTGCTAGCAACATGGTGTTCGGCCAGAACCCGCCATACTTCCTTGATGACTTTAAGGCAGTCTATCCGAAGTTTTTCGGGCTGCCGACCTCGCTCAGCGGTTGCAGAACTACGCTTGGCTCCAAGACGGTCACCGTGCCCTCTATGAACGGCCTGGACTATGGGCAGTTTATTCAGGCGTGGGGCACGTTCCCCAAAGGTACTGTCATCTGCGGCCTGGGCGCTGGGGAGGTGACCCTGAGCACCGCGGCCCTTTCAACCAGCGGCACCGCCACATTGCAGGTATATCAGTCGCCTCCGGTGCCGGTGGGCGTCATATTGCTCTACTTAAAGCTCGCCTACGCGTCACTAGTTTTTGAGCGCTGGCAGGAACAATGGCTGGTCGGACTCGCTCTCTACATCGCCCACTTCTTGACGTTGTATGCCAAGTCAGATTCCAGCGAAGTCTTTGAGACGCTGCAGACCGCTGTGCACGGTGAAACGCCTTCAGGCGCCGTCCCGGGTACGGTATACACTCTAAGCGCCGTACCTCCTGGGAATACGCTTCAGGCATTGACCAAGAACGGCAGTTTCTTAGTGCCCGGCACGGCTTACGCTCTCAGCGGGAACATGATCACGCTAGCTTCGCCGACAGTTTTGAATGACGTTCTCTATGCAACGTGGCCGGTTGAAGTGCAGGCATTCACCAGCGGGCAACCAAACGGAGCCACTATTGCGGCTCAGGGGCTAGCTGGAGGCATCCAGAGTTCTAAGACAGTTGGTGACGTGTCTGTCAGCTACGCTACCCTAGATTCACTGAAGGAGTGGGGCGCTCTGCAGCTTACTTCGTATGGGCAACAACTCGTAACGATGGCGCGCGTAGTGGGAAGCGGGCCGATGGTGATCTGGTGATGCGGCGCGAGCGGCTTCATCATGCTTTAGATTATGTACTTGATGAAGCCGAGTTCAAAGAATCGGAGCACCCACGTGCAGATAATGGACAATTCGGTAGCGGCGGTTCTGCCGCTGCACGTGTACGCGGACACATTGATGAAGACGACTACACAGCTGTCACCACAAAGCGTACTTCTGAGCAAAAAACTGCACTGATAAAACAAGAGCTTGGGTGCTCAAAATCTGCAGCAAAGACTTACGAGCGTACGGCGGCCTCCTACTGTGGACAGGGCTACACAGCGATTCGTAGCGGGGAAGATCCGCAGGCTGCCAAAGTTCTTGAGGACTTCATAGAAAAATCGCCTAAGTGGGATGGCAACGGACCGCTGCATCGCGGTATCGGTCTAACGCCGCAGGAAGCCGCTTCACTTGTACCTGGCGCAGTTGTCGACATGAAAGGTCTAAGTTCTTGGTCTAGCGACCCTGAAACTGCGAAAGGCTATGCAGCTCGTGCACAGAGCGGACAGAAACGGGTTCTTCTGGAGCTAGATAAGGCGGACACTGGGACGAGCATTGGGCATTTATCCGAGTATGCTTCAGAGCGTGAAGTGTTGTTGTCCGGAAAAACTAAGTATGAAGTAGTGTCCAGTAAGCCGGTACGGTTCAAAGATCTGTATGGAAAAATTCGAGTAGGTCAAAGTGTCAAAGTTCGAGAGGTGCCGGCGTGAAGAAACCACCTACGCTCGAAGAAAAGTGGGATGAGGACGCAAAAATCGGCGTGAAGATCACGCCGCCAAAGCAGTCTAAAAAAGATCGACTACACAAGGCGCTTGATCGAGTTCTGGATTCGGTGCGTCAGTGAGCAAGACAGGCCCAGCAATAACAATCGCCCGTAAGTCCGGCGCTGCTGCGATGATGAAACGCGTTGCCGGCCTGATGAAGGTAGCGGCATACGTGGGCGTGCCGGCTGCAAAGAGTTCTCGCAAAGGTGAAATCAATAACGCTGAACTTCTGTTTATCTTTGAACATGGATCGCCTATACATAAGCAGCCAGCTCGGCCACTGCTAAAGCCTGCCATCAATGCCGACGGCAACAAGCAAAAGATCGCTGCCGAGATCAATGGGTCTATCCGTCTGTCACTTGCCGGCGACAGTGAAGGTTCGAAAAAGAAGATGCTGCGCGCAGCGCTCGCCGGTCAGACGGCTGCAAGGTCCTGGTTTACCGATTCTAGAAATGGATGGCAGCCGAACGCTGCGTCCACCATTGCGCGCAAGCTTGGCAAACTTAGTAAGAAGAAACGTACTGCCGCTTATGCTCAGATTGATGCTCAGGAAGGCGACACGACGGGCGTAGTGACTGTCGGCGTCGACACCGGGCAGATGAGAGCTGCCATCGTCGGCGTGGTTCGTGAGGAGTAAGCATGGAGCGACGAGTACGGTTGCACAGAGCGTTGGATGCTGTGATGGATGCCAAAGCGCTGCACCAAGCCAATGAAGTAGAGGGCACGCAGAGTGTATGGATGAAAGCCGTCCTTGCAAAATATCCAAAAGCGCGCTTCAAAGGTACCAATGCATGGCTCGACAAACGCAATGGTGGGCTACTCCACGTAGGGCAGTATGACGAGTATCTTGAGGTCGGGCAGGTGTACAAGTGATTTCCGTCGAAGAGATTATCCAAGACCCCGATATGATTTCACCAGAACCATTCACAATTTTGCGCTCGCAGGGACAGTTCATACTCGGCGGCTTTCAAAGTACGACGACGGCCGTCCCGGTTTTCGGCCCGGTACATCAGGCCAGCGACAAAGAGATTCAGATGCTTGCTGAGGCCGATCGTATCGGCGCCGTCCGCAGCTTCTGGGCCAATATTGCAATCTACACGACGCGCGGAACCGTGCCTGTACCAAGTACGCACGGCGAAGTGCCTGTAGGCTCGGGTACTAGTTACACGCTCAGCACAACGCCACCAGGCGAGGCCTGCTCCATCTACGACGCGACGGGCCTGCTGCTCATCGACTATATCATCGTCGGTTCGGCCGTTACCTTTGCCGCGTCACCCACAGCTCCGCTGTATGCCTGCTGGCCTGTGACGGTGCAGACCGGCCAGTCGGCCAGTGACATCCTGCAGTTCCAGGGCGAGCAATACCGGGTCTCCCATGTGTATCGAGTTCTTGGCTCTGGGTATTGGCGTGCGCTTGCAGTAAGAATGGACGCTTCTTGATGAGCACCTCTACGACGTATCCAAACGGACAAGTTCTTGTAAGTTCAGCTCTTACCGTTGCCCAGATAAACACAATTTTCCAGCCGCTCATCTGTGGAGCACTGGGTATCAACCCACCGGACTATGCAAAGGTGCGGGATTCCTGGCAGACGCAGGGCCAGCCTTACACGCCGCGACCGGGTGAGGACGTCTGTTACTTCACATGCACCCTGGAAGATTCCGACTACGCCAAGACTGCACGCGACAGAACGTTTACCGGCGCAGGGCCAGTAACAGAGAATTGGAACTATACACGGCAGTGGCGTATTGCGTTTACCCTCTATGGCCTGAATAGTCTAGACCATGCACGGCAATTGCACTCCGCCTTCTTCATGGACTATTTCAACGACGTGCTGTCGCTCAGCAATCTCTACCCGCTGAACGACCCACCGACGCCGACCCGCATTCCGGAGCAGTTCAATGGCGAGTGGTGGGAGCGCGCCGACTTTCATGTTCTAGCTTATGAGGCTGTTGCTGAAACCATTCAAGACCCAATTGCCACCAGCGTCGAAGTTAAACTCATCACAGACAACGGCCTCGTGGCCGACTTCACAGTGGTGAAGACATGAGCCGTCGAGTACGCCTGCACAGAGCGCTAGACGCAGTCATTGATGCCGCGTTTACAGTAGCCAGTGCTAATGCGGCGCTTAAGGCAGCAGGCTACAAAGAACGTTTAAAGCGTGGCAATGGTTATTACTACTTCTATGACGGTGATGCTACTAAGTGGTTCAGCAGTTCGATACCAACCAACAGCATTGCGTCCTACACGTCTTCAATGATTATCCGTGAGCGCAATCAGCTCGCCAACGATTACAGAAATTTCTAAGGAGACCCACCTTGTCCACACAGATACCGCCCTTGGCGCTAAGCAATATCATCGACATTTCGGTCACGGTGTCGCCGTCTTCTCCATCCGTGAACCCGTTCAACATCGGACTGTTCATCGGCCCGTCAACCACGATTCCAAGCTACGGCGCGAACAGCCGCGTGCAGTATTTTACGTCTCCAGCCGACGTACTTGCGGCCGGTTTCAGCCCGAGCTCTCCAGAGTACATCGCTGCGCAGATCTACTTCAGCCAGTTGCCTGCGGCTGCAAAGTTCGCGCTCGGCCGACAAGACCTGACGGCCCTGCAGACCATCACCATTGATGTCGCTGGCACAGGCTACGCTGTGGGCGATACATTCACAGTGACACAGGGCGGGGCCAACTACGGCACCGGCAAGGTTACAGCAGCAACGGGCGGTGTACCAAGTGCGATTACAGTTGTCTCCGGCCAACAGGGCACCGGGTACACGGTTGCCAACGGACTGGCCACGGTAGCCGTCAGTCCCGCAACCGGCACCGACCTCGAGGTCGACATTACCGCCGTCGGCGAGTCTTTGCTGCAAGCGGCGACGGCTTGCCGCGCAGTCAGCGGATTGTGGTACGGGCTGACGGTGAACGCACCGGGCGATACCGACAACCTGGCCATCAGCGAGTGGGCCGACCCGCAGTGGCAGAGCACGCGCTACTACGCCTACTCCAATGATGCGGCCATTCCAGCCGGCACTCCAAGTAACTTGGCCCTGCAACTTCAGACTTTGAATTTGCGCGTCATCGGGCAGTACGCCACCACGCAAAGCGGCCTTTACCCCAATAACGTCTATGCCGCTGTCGCGGCCATG